CGTCTACTTTACGAATCTTCAATTTGAAGTTCGCACCTTCCCAAAAGTCAAATGGATTGATAGGTTTTTCATCTTCAAATTCTGGTTGCATTGCAGCCATAATCTTATCAAAGATTTTCTTTCCATATCTAAATAGAAATACCTTTCCATTATTCTCTGGGTGTTTAGAATCATTAACAACATAGATATTAGAGTAATACTCTAACTTTCTCTTCTGTTTCCTTGCAATCTCTTTATCAGACTCGAGTCCAGAGTTCCATAACTGTGAGTTATGTTCTGAAACTGGGTCTTTCTGATTTAAGGTAGTTAATGAGTTTTCAATGAACCACTTTCCAGTTGGCCCTTGAAATGCGTGTTTCCACACTTTTACCCAAGGAAGTTCTTCACCAGTTTTTGCTGGTAGAAAACGAATTATTGCTTGACCAGTTCCAGATTTATCTAGTTCTGGTTTCCACAATCTTTCATCTACATAAGATTTCTTTTCTTGGGGTGCATTTTCTTCTTGCACGGATGCAAGAAGTTTGTCCAAAGTATTGGACTTTCTTAAAGTCGATATAGACATAATTTTCTCCGTATGTTATCGTATGTTAAAGTATTTCGCATTATTCATAATATTAAAGTATTTATACACTATTGTAACTCAAAAGTCAAGTCACTCTTAAATATTTCCAACTTGTAGGAAATAATTTTCTGGCTTCATAATGTATTTGATTTGCAATTTGTTGTGTTTCCCATTGTGTATCTTTTGCACACCTTAGATTACAAACTCTTGCAAATGCCATCAATGTTCCAGACCAATACCACTCTGTGTATAAGTTTTGTGGTAAAATCATTCTTGCCATTTCTGGTGCAACATTCGCTTTCAATAAATTGTCATATGTTTGTTTTACGAATTGTAATGTTGATTCAATGTTATAAATTATTATCTCTTCACCAGAACCTTGTTTAGAATTTTCTGGTCTACTTCTCCATGTATCTGGTATATAGAACTCTGGTTCGTCATCTACATAACGTCTAGACACTTCATTCCATACCAAACCTACTTGGTGTTTCACTAATTGTCTTGCAACAAATATTGGAGCCTTAATGTGAAATTGCATACTACAATGTCCAAAAGGACTCCAATGATTATGTTCTGCAAGATACTTTATTAATTTTGTATCTTTAATACCTTCAAATTCAATATGTTCTTTTGCAAACGAAACTCTGGCTGCATTTACTACAGTTAAGTCTGTTCCCATAACATCTATTACTTTAACTTCCATCAGTAAATAAACTCGCTTCTATATTTGCATCTGAGTAATTAGTTCTTGTTAAAAACCTTACGATTTTATCATCTCTATAACACATAACATGAAATCTTTCTGGTTTACAATTAACAGTAATAGATGGTTTACCGTCTTTAGGTATTGTAGTATACTTTGCTTTTACAATTTTGACAGATTTACCCACGATTAAATCTCTTAGGTTTTCTGAAAGTTGATAACTCTTTTAACCTTAAATTTAATTCTTTGTCTTTTTTGACAAGTTCTGCATTATCATATTCTAATTTACGAATATACTTATTTTGTTCCTCAACTTTAGCGTTGTAAAAATCTCTTTCTTTCATGATTGAAAGTAATTCAGACTTCATTTGTATGCTCCTTCACAATGTTTATTGTTTCTACTTTATACGAACTTTTATCAAAAGTCAAGACAGATTGATAATTTTTTATAAGTTTTTTCTTTTCTGGCCAAACATATGTCTCTGTTATATTTTTATCCCAATAGGATATGAATTCCATAAGTGATTCTAATATACACATAGTTTCTATACTAATCTTTTTTGCAAGAAATTGTTTTAATAACAAAGGATGTTGTCCACCATTAACTAAAAATATTTCATCTAATACTTTTACTTTTCTTAATATTTGTTGTAATTCTGTTTTATAATTATACGAAAGACTTTCTACTCTTTTTTTATAATCAACAAAATTTTGTTCATTAAAATCACCTATCCAACCTTTAGTATTGACTAAAAAATTAGATATAAAAAATCTTTTGACATTTTCTGTGGTAAGATATTTTCTTGCAACTCTACCAAAAAAAGGTCTGTCACCTCTTTTGAGGAATGAATCTACTTTCACATTTGTCTTTCCATTATATTTTACAAAATCATAATCACCATTAAAATGTGATTTAAGTGCTATATAGATTTTGTATGCATCATAAGCTTCCATAGTCATCATATAGGTAATGTTGCAACTTTTGGTAAGAAGTTAAGTTCCCTTGCATTTACCTCTAATTTTTCTTTTAGAGATTTGGTAACCAGAGGTTTGATTTGTTCTGGTTCAATTTTATTCTTTTCACAATAATCAATGACAGCATCCATATGATTACAACCACTATCTTTTGCAATTCTTTCTATCATAATAGAAAACTTTTTTGGTGTCATTAATTTTTCAAATTCAATATTCATTATTCGTGTTCTCCACCCACATCATTTTTATCTAATGGAATTCTTTTTCCATTATAATACATATATCTGCTTCTACTTGGTGTGTGATAACCATTTGTTTTTTGTTCTAATCTTAGTGCAAATGCTTTTGGATTATTTTTTGCAGTTTCAAATGTTGCGACAGTTATAACAATTGCAGCTAAAAATAATACATGAGCAACCATTGTTACACCCATAACAAAAATACTACCCATATACATTGAAAAGATAATGCACCACATCCATGCAAGGACTTGAAGTACCATATGTCTTGTATTTGTATCTGGAATATGTCTCAATGGATTAATATCTGCGTTCATTACTCCATTCCAACTATCATAAATAAATTCTCTCATAATCTCTCCTATTAAAAAAATGGTAGGTTATTCTGTTACTAGGAAACCTACCGAAACCCTATCCAATTACGCAGCTAAGGCGTAATCTTGAGGTGCAAAGTTATCGTTTGCATTTACAGTTTTGACCTATTACGCAGTCAACCGATAATTCTACTCTCATCTCTACATACCAGTCGAACCTATTTCACCCCCATCAAGAATACTTGTCGGTGGGCCACACCGATAAATCCTAAGATGTCTAACCACCCATGTACCAATAAAGGTCTACGAAGGCCTTGTACTGAACAAGTATTCATGGTGGAGGTGATGGGTACTGCCCCCATGTCCTAGTCATGCGTTGAATCGTATCAACAAATTATGTTTTATTTATAACACACTATAACTCGTTTGTCAAGTTAAGTATCTTTCGATTTGCAAGATGTTCTGATAACATTTCATTTTTTGATTGTCCGTAGTATCGGACTGCATGATTGTTTTCTACTAAAGATTGATTTATACTTAATTCACCTACAGAAGTTTTAACAAAAAGTTCTCCAAGTATTCTACCAAACTTACCTTTTGCATCTTTATATGTTTTTATTGACATATCACCAGTTGATAACATGTCAACTAAAAATTCTTTTGCAGCCAATCCATATACCTTCTCTACTTTATCTCTTGTTCTAGATTCTGGAGTGTCGATTCCATACAATCTAATTCTTTGTTTTCTTAACCACACTCCAAAACCTAAATCAATATCAACATCAACTGTATCACCGTCTATGACTTTTACCAAATTACATTTATATTCAAACACCAGTTTTTCCCTCTGTGGGGGTTGGTACACCAATAACAGACTTTAAATCATCTCCCTCAACACATGATATTTGTTGTGGTGGTATTCTTCCCTCATATTGTTCTATAGCTTTTTGAAATAAACCCATTTGGTTTATCTGTACAAAACTAACACACTCATCTTTGCTTTCAAATGTATCAAATGGTATCCATAGTGGTGTAGTACCGTCAGTTTGCCACATCATTATTACTACTATGAACCATTTCATTTTCTTTTTCCCAATCGGTTGTGAAGTCATCAATTGTTTCTATTAACTTAGGAATGTAATCTCCTTTATCTTTAACAAACTCTTGAACAACTCCATCTTCTGTTACAACTAGAATTACAATTTGTGGAATTGCAATGCTAGTTCGTTCTTCAAACATCTCTGAATATGCAGACGCTTGAATATAGTAGGACTCATTCCAGTCATCATTTCTTTCTTTTGTAGAAGTTTTGAAATCTATAATGGACGGAATGCCATCATATTTTGCAATACAATCGACTCTTCCTGCTACCTTATATTTATCAGTATAAAGACTACACTCTTGTGCAAGAATGTTATTCACTTTTTGCATAAGGATAGGTTTCATTTGATTAAAAAGTGTATATGGTAAAAAGTTCTTTTTATGCACTTCTTCATCAAAATTATTATTTAAAAAATCCTCACACATATGGTGGACTTTAGTACCACGATTTGCGGCAGTTCTTGCAATATAGTTTGCAACATCCTCACCGACTTTTTTTCTCCATTCACTAATACCTTGCATCTTTTTTTTATTCAATACAGTAGTAATAGATGGATAAAGTTTACCATTTGGTGTTTCGTAAAATCTTTTGCGATTAATATTTTTAGTTTTTAACTCTGGAATTTCAATCGGTAAATCATTATGTATAAATTGCATTATATAACCTCACTTTAGTTTTGTAAATAAACCCCTGCTAATTTGAAAGCTTCAAGTTCTGTCTCTTCAACTCTTCTTAACCAACCTTTTCCAAAGGTAGAAAAGGTTTTCAATCTTTTGTAGTAATTTCTACGTCTTTCAGAATATTCTACAATCAAATCTTCCTCGCCTCGCATGGCAATCCATTCATCCACTTGTCTAAGTGTATTAGGGCCAATAGCACCATCTGCAACTGCACCAACACATTTCTGTAAAAATCTTGCACCTCGCCCAGTTCCAGCATTAACACCAAAATCAAACACACACAAATCAACACCATCTGGCAACGAATCACATTTACATCTATCCCAATAATTCTGTTTATAAATTGGTGCAACATCACTTATTTTTAAATCTTTCATATCTTTCTGAAAAAGGTCTTGTTCTATACACCAATTTTCATATACTCTTTTAGTTACACCTTTATTAGTTTCGCCGCCAGGGTCTTTTGGATGATTAACATATCCACCTTCATGATGTAAAATTAATCCTAAACAATGGTCATAATTTTCTTTCATTTACCTTGTCCTCTATATTTTTTAAAACTTTTTCTTTTATTTTTATTCATTGTAGAAGTAATAGGTTTTCTTCCTAATGAAGTTCCCTTTTTTACAGGCTCATGTGCAGTAACACTTCTAAACATTTTTGGCATTATGTTTCAATCCCTTTTTTAGTTTTCGCAATCAAATAACTACGAACTAGTCCAGAACGAACAATATCACCAATATTAAATTCAATAGATGATACTTCTTCCATATCATTTAATATTTCCATAAAGTGAACCATTCCTTCTTTTTCACCACTCTTTTGTAAATCTGTCTGGAAAAAATCCCCAGAAAAAATAATCTTTGCATCTTGACCCACACGAGTCATAATTGTATCTAGTTCATGAAAGTTTAAGTTTTGACATTCATCAACTATAATAATACAGTTATCTAATGTTATACCACGAAGATACGAGGTTGTCAAGAACATGATAGAACCTTGTGATTTTAATCTATCATATAACATATTAAATGCTTGGTCTGATGGTTGTTCAAACATAAACTGCACCATATTTTGATATGGTACTTGGTACAATGCAGTTTTATCCTCTTCATCGCCAGGCAAGAATCCTATCTCTCTTGTTGGAACTGCACTCCTAACAATATAAACTGTTTCGTATGGACTTCTATCATCTAATACATTTTGTAGTGCAAGATATAATGAAATAAATGTTTTTCCAGTTCCAGCTGCACCATGTAAAAATAAATTCTTGTCTTTTTTATATTCTGTGAAAACGACTTCTTGATTGTCTGTGATAGGTTTTACTTTTACTAAATCTTCAAGTTTTAAATCTTTTTTCTTGTTCATCATATAACCCCATGTTTCTTTAATACTCTCTTAGTATTTATACTCTTTGTCGAGCTCTTACCATGTCGTTCTGCAAGAGGGGAACTAGGATGTGCTTCTGCAATTCTTGAAAGATTTTCTTTCCAACCAGCATCATTTTTTATTCTATCACCAGTTCCACCTACCATATGAAACATAGATGGTGTTTGAGATATATCTGGATTATTTTTGAGAAACTCTTCTTTACCACTAATTGTAAAAAACTCTTCCCACTCTTCACCAGTTTTATTATTTTTGAAATTATAAGTTGGCATTATGTATGATACCTTTGTCTATACCCAACACCATATGATGAATCTGTATTGTTATCATTAGTCTCTGGTTTTTGCATATCATTCAATTGTTTTTGTAGTTTAACTACCATCATCTGTAGAGTGTGAACTTCATGTTGCATATCTGCTACAGTTTTTTTCCAAAGTTCTTCTTTAGTCATTTCTTTTTGCATAAAACTTTTCTTCCATTTAGGCGATTGTCTTAGTTTCCATAACATCCAATCATAGTATCGCTCTGGTTCTGGGCCGATGTCATCTCGAACCACTTTGGTATCTTTCTGTTTTTCCATGTTGCAAATCTCCTTTTTGCTACATTGTAGAAATTTCTATATGCTTGTACAGAGTCACCTTCAACTTTACATTCTGGAAACTCTAACATCGCTTGTGGAACTGGAGTATGACCCATTACAGAAGAAGGCATATTTTTAGGTGGTTCTCTTAATAACCACCAATATTCCTTTGCACCATGTTCTTTCCCATACCTATATGTATATTCCTTACAAATGAGTTGATAATATGTAAACATTAATGCATAATTTTCACGACACATTCTGAGCCATATATTAGTAGGATGGTTCACATGACCAGCAAGATACAGATGTTTATTCATCTTCCTATCTGCAAGTTTCCACCGTTTAATTTTATGTCCTCTTGCAGTTTTATCATAGAACATTTCACCGTCAAGAACTCTATGTGCAGTACATAACATTTGTTTATACTCTGTGGGCATCTTAACAATGTGTTTATCACAATGATACTCAATCGACTTGAAAGGGTTTTCATCTAAGTAAAAGAAATTCATTACTTCTCCCATCTATAAAATATGTGGTCTGCAACTTCAATCGTTTTAGTTTTAGTTTTTCTCCAAGCAGGGAAAACATAATCTGCATGATAGTGTGTTGCACCTTCAGTTATATCTACAACTTCTAAATTACCATACACTAAATCTAGAGCAATGTCAAGTAATCTACCATAAGTAGTTGGTTCTTTTGGGTCATCACTTTTACCATCACAAAACCAACTGAACTGACATCTGTTTCTTACTGGAAAATATTTTCTTTCAATCTCTGCAACATCTTTACCTCTAGTTTTCCAAGATTCTTTAACAGGCCCTTGTTCTACAACTCCACATATAGTATTAGGATATCTTTTATCTTTTACACGATTCATAACTACAAGTGAAACTGCAATTTGTCCAGCAAGTCCTTGATTTCTTGCTTCAAAATACATATTCTTTGCAAGACAAGTTGCTTCACTTTGTCTAAATGCATGAACCTCTGGCATATCCACAGAGGTTGTTGCAACCATAAATGACATTATAATTTCTTTAATCATTTTACTGTCCACATAGACTCAAATGCATCAAGATATTCTGCATTTGAAGTTTGTAGTGTTACATAATCACCAAAGTATTTGTCGAATATTTTAAGAAGATTTATATAATCACCACCTTTCATTTCGTCAAGAATTTTATTGTAATCTAAACTTAGGTCTTTTGCATAAGTCCTAGCTGTTCCTAGAAGAAAAAATGCATTACCTTTTTCTCCATCTATATTGATAATAATCTTATCATTAGTAGGTGTTTTTTCTATCATATTGCCTCTCCATTTAAAGTTTCAAAACCTATTCTACCAACTACATACTTTTCAGTACCAATTAACATTTGGTCACCAACTGAAGTAGACCTAATACCAAGAGTACCATCTTTTGTATCACCGATAACTGTAACATTTGGATTTGCATCATTACCAATCTTTAATGACCAACTACCATGAATGTTGTTTGTCCATTTATAAGCATACTCCAACTTATCTGTTAAAGTTTCTGCATCATCTGGCACTTTAACAAATGCAACCGTTGATGGTTCACCTTCAAATTTTGTATGTATTACTGCGACTAAATTACTCATATTAAACTCCCAAATTAAAAAACCATAATAATAATGCACCGATAAAAACATACGGTGCTAACATCCAACCTAGTCTCACAGCGCCTGTAATCACCATGAATACAGTACCTATGATGAAACCAATAATAATAAGAGGATATAAAATATCCCATGCAAGTTGCCATTCCATTATTAACTCACTTTCTTTAGATTGTTAATTTCTTCATCTTGTAATTGAGACTCAATCATTATTGTGATGTCATTTGCAAGATGAGGCCACTTCTTAACTAAGGTCGAAACAAATGTTTCCCTTTGACCCATATCCATCTGTGCAATTGACTCAACTGTTAAATCTTCTAATTTCATAATATACCTCTCTTTTTTGATTCTCTTAATACTACCATGTTATCATAACAAAGTCAAGTCGATACAAATCTTTTTTTGTATTCTTCAAGCAGAACTTCTTGCATATGATAAGCTTCTTTTTCCCAAGGCAAGTTCATATAATCTATACAAATGTGAACTTCGCCTTTCCACATTTTTTCGACACCATTCATTTCCTTGAGTTCTCCTTTGAATTGTTGTTTTACATGAACTAACTCGTGTAGAACACAAGTAATAAAATCATCACCCTCAAGTCTTTTATCAATTTCAATGTGGGAACAATTTTTATCAATTTCCATACACCAACCTTGGACATCACTTTTTATTTTAGTAAGGTCAATCTCAATGTTAAAATACTTGAATTTACTAAAATACTTGTCACAGAACCACCAAGCAATATCGTGAATTTGATTTCGTTGGTTTTTAGTTCCACCATTAATTAAAATAAAATGACCTTGGTCTGACATTATGCAACTTCTTTCAAAATCATTGTCTTTGATGGGTGTCTTAACTTTCTTAATGCTTTAGCTTGGATAGAACGGATTCTTTCTCTTGTTACACTAAATTGTTGTCCGA